CCGCAAACAAACCAACACCGCTTAAACCTGCAAAAAATGCCGTAGCCGTATTTAATAACCATTGCGCTACCGTTACCCCATCAAGTGCCGCAGCTAATGACCAAATGCCCCAAATGAATTTAGCACCTGTCCAAATTGCCGCAGCTTTCATGTATGTGTTGTATAAAAAAACTGCCGTTGCTACTGAAGAAAACGCACCTGCCAAACCCGCAATTACATCAATATTCTCTCTTACAAAATTTGTAAACGACCGTATAACTTCAACAACACCAACAATAACAGGCATTAACAATTCGCCAAGCGTTAACTTTAACTCTAAAAATGCGGTGTTCATTCGGTTTAAATTTGAAGTTAAACTTTCTCCTGCTGCATCCATACCACCTGCAAATTCCTTTTTTAATTGTGCAGCAAATTTAGGTATGAAATCCTCTGACATTAACTTGCCATCTGCAACAAACTTATTTAACTCCATTGTTGTCATGCCCATGGCATCTGCTGCTATTCCAAATGCGCCCTTTAAACCTGCATCACCTAATTGCCCACGCAATTCTTCCATTGACACAACACCTTTGCCTGCCATATCGGACAATGCTTTAAATGCTTGTGCAGTTTGTTGCGCTGACATATGGTTAACGGTTGATGCCATTGCCATACCCTCAAATACATCTCTTACTGCTTGTCCTTGTATTGATGTGCCTTTAAATGAAGCCGCCAAGCCAACAAAACCTTGTGTTGCGCTTAATAAATCCAATCCCATCTTTTGCGATGTTTCACGCAAATAATTAAAATCCCGTGCGCCTTGTTCTGCCGAGCCACTCGCAAAATTCAACTGATTTTGCAACCCCTCCATTGATGCGGTTGTGTTTACGATTTCTCTAATACCTAAACCAAGTCCAATTCCTGCAAGTGCTTTTTGTAGCTTGTTTGCAGAATTTTGAGCCGTGTTCATGCTCGTATTTAACTTTTCAGTTTCACCCGTAGCGTTACGGATGCCACTTGACATTAAATCTTTTAGCCGTAAAATATATTCAACCGATGTGTTGCTCATTTCTTAACCTGTATTGTTCCGTTAAACTTTAATACCCACAATATTTCTTCAATCGAACGCGCCCATTCATCATCTGTTAGCGTGCTTGGGTCTACGTGGTAATAAAAACGGATGAGTGCATTCTGACGCGCAAACTCATCCGTTTCAAGTAACTTTTTTGCCGAGTCTAATTTTTTTTTAACTCACCTGCTTCAGTTGACAACATTGGTAGGATGGTCATTGCCGCGCTGCGTAGTGCTTTGAAGTCATTGATGATGGCCTCAACATCGCCCTCAACACATAACGTGCGCAGGAACGACTCAACACCCATCAATTCATCTTTAGCAATTAACGCTGATACGGTCTTGTATGCCAGTCTATCCATTTCGCGCAAGTGTACCGTTAATGGTGCGCCTTGGCGGTTAGAAACGGTTAGCGTGTAGATTTCAACACCGGAAAACTTTGCCTTTAATTGTTCGATATTTGTCATTGTGATTGATTTTAGTTTAGCGCAAATTTACTAAACAAATTCAATATGTGAAACAATTAATTCCAAATCCATCGGGATTGAAGTGTCACCCGTTGCAGAGGTAATCATATTTGTTTTGAAACGGCAGTTGCGTATCTTATGCACAACGGGGATAAGGTTCACATCGGTAAACGTTACAATGATGTCAAACTCGGGAATGTCTTGCAATCGGCCATTTGGCGCGACTGATACAATATTCATCACCTCGTTCATTAAGATAGTAATGTTTGCCGATGGCTCGATTTGACCGAACCCGCGCGCAACAGGGTAGCGCCCCGTTGCATACACGTTCTCGATGTTGTCTGTTTCACCGTACTCGATAGCGGTTACTCCTATGATTGGTGTTCCAAGTATGATGCAGGTAATATCTGCAAATTCATACGCTTTGCCGTTGATTAACGGTAGTCCATTTAGTGCCATTTTTTATACTGATTTTACGAAGCCAACATTAATTTTGATAATACGTGCAACACCTAACGGTACATTTTGCAATGTCAATTCAAGTGTTGATGTAGCCAAAACATCTTGGGCGGGGTTAATAATTATTTTGTGTGCTGATAACTCGCCATCGGCCTCCATTTGCACTAATGGATTGTTTGCCAAGGTTTCAAAGTAACCGATTGTTGCTGCGGTTAGTGTACCATCTGCATTCACTCTTAACGGTGAACTCAAAGCAGGCAACATGTTGGCTCTAACAACGCGTGTAATCTTTTGGTAAGTACGGTTGTTTTCGATTGTCGAGTAGTCGCTTGTTGGTGTTACGGTTGTTTTTGAGTCACTCCAATATGACCCCGCAATGCCTGTTAACTTGCGTAGGAACACGTATGCGTAGTTGTTTAAACTTTCAAACTGACTATCAGCAAGTGCCGAATATAACTGACCGTTGCTGAATGCGATAGTGTCGAGTTCCGTTCCAAGTGCCATGTTGAATTTAGACACCCATGCGATTGACTCGCTTACAAGTGCCAATGATACTGCGCCAAGCATAGCACCGCATGAACCAACTGACTTTCCCGTTGCCTTGTAAATTTTATACCCTGCTGCAACTCCATCTTGTGCGATAACAACGCTTACATTCGGTGCGGTTTGAGTTGATAGGTCAACTAAACTTGCCACACTTCCCGTTGCGCTTATTTCAGCGTTTAAAATGATTTGCAACGGCTTGTAAACGGCTTCGTTTGCGTTTGCGATTGCTTGCAATGCTGCACATTGAGCGGCTGCAAATACAACGTTTTTTTCAAACACGCTTATTTGCTTAATTTCGCCCATGGCGAAGTTTTGCATGGTTGTAATCGCGTTAAACGTGTACGTGCTTGCTTCTTCTTCGTACAAACCTACATACAACTGCCCTTTCGGTTGAATTCTAAAATACTCAACAATGTGGTAGTATAGCGTATCAATCCATGATGCAACACCAAGCACGGTTGAACCGCTACCTGTTGGTTGTGTCCACGTGCCTGTTGAACCTCCTGTGATTGTTGATGCGTATGGTGTGCCACTATTCGGGAAAATACCCTCTCCCGCTTTTGTTGTTACCAACAATGATGCGGTGCTATTTGTTGCACTAAAACCATGTGTTTGCGTGCCTGCGTTAATAGCTGCGGCAAGTGCTGCGGCTGCGGTTGTTGTTGATACAGCATCGGCAGTTGTTAAGGTGTATGTGCTTAACACCGTTATTGCACCCATAATGCCTGTGTAAGTGATTGCCACCGTGTCACCTGCTGCGGGAGTACCACCCACAACCATCTTTGCAACGGCTTTGGTTTCGCCTAATGAATTGCCATTAATACCAAGTGCTTCGGCATCGGCTACGGAAAAAATCTTTTTGATGCGGTCATTTACGGTGAACCCTGTCGGCAACGTTGCGCCCGTTGCGTAGTAATGCAAGTGTGCGCTTATGTAATCGGTGCCGGGTAAAGCACGACCTAAACCGCTTGTGCTTTTTACGAAATTTATATTTGGTAGTGCCATTTCTGTTTTAGTATTAAAAAATGGCCTACCTACATTGATAGTTGGTAAGCCATTTTAGTTAAACGTTATTATTTATTAAGATACCCAAGTTTGAACCAAAGCAGCAACACCTTTCATGTCGGTACGCAAAATTGCAGAACCTAACATTACTTCCATGTTGAAGATTGAACCTAAATACTCGGGTTTGCCGTTTCCGTTTGAACCGCTATCGTACAATGGAGTCATTGAACCTAATGCACGAGATACGGTTGATGAATGGAATGCGATGCAAGCTAAATTATCACTTGTTGCAGTTGCAGCACCAAACGCTTTTGGAACGGTTGTTGAGTTAGCATAAACCGATACAACAGGGCGCATCATAATATCGAAACCGTATAGTTGTGCAACGGTTCCTGTTTGTAACACGTTGCCTTGGTTTTGGAAACCGTTGTAAGAAGCACGGATTACATCGCTGATTTGGAATAACTCCCAAAACATATCGGTTGACATCAACAACTTTCTGTTGCCGCGTGGTACATTGTCCTTATCCATTTTAGCAGCAAGTGCAGCAATGTCAGCAAGTGCAACTTGTTTACGAGTGCCTGTTGCGCCCGGTGCAAGTGCAGTAGCAGCAGCAGCACCCGAAGTGCCAATGATGTTTGAAGCACCCGAAGCAGACCAAGAAATAGCAACCTCATCACCTATTCTTTGTGTAAGTGTGCTAATTTGTTGACCAAGTACGCTTTGGCGCTTGTCATAACTAATTTGCAATTCATCAAGGTTAGTAATCAAAGTCGGCTCGAGAGCGAACTGATTAAGCGAGTAGGTTCTGTCTGTATCAACACGCTCATTGATTGACAATGGGAATGTTGCAGGGTTCTTTAATACGGTTGGATTGCCTCCCGATTGTGGTACGTGAACGATACCGAATGCGATATACGCAGAGTGGTCTACGGAGTAAGGTAAAAAGTCAGCGTTTCTGTTTAACGCTTCTTGTACATCCTGTACCCAAATTTCTTTTATTAGTGCCATTTTTTATTTGTTGTTTTTAAGTGAATAATTAATCGATTTGAATTTTTGCACCGCTTGGTAAAAATACCGTACCATCGAACCAAAATGATTGAGTCCATGTCTTACCGGCAACACCTGTAACGGTTGGGGCATCGATGCCTGTACCGAATGTGAATGTTTCAGTTGCGGTTGTTTTTACTTTGATGTGCAATTGCGCGCCTGCCTTCAATTCGCTTGATAGCGTTAAGTCAAGTGTTGCGTTGCCTGTCAAAGTAGTTAGTGATGTAACTACCGTTTCATTGTTGGTAATTGTTGCGGCTGTTGTGCCTGTGGCAGCAATTGTCAATGTGCCTGCTGCGCCAAATGGGTTGTTAATTGTTGCCATTGTTTATTTATTTGATTTTTTAGTTGGTTTCGGTTCTTCTGTTGCTTGTTCTTCTGTTGGTCTGCTTACGGGTTTGAAATCGTTGCCTGTGGTCTTTTTGTAAGCCGCTGCATCGTTTAACTTCTCAAAGCAGTTGCCATCCTCGAAGCAGTATAGCAAGTTGATGTTTGGGTTTGCGTTCCAAATTGCTTCCATAATTAAAACTTCTTATCGGTTGCAGGATTGTAGTTCGGTGACAAGTTGCTTGGCAAACCTTTGATAAGGTTCTCAAACGATACGCTGTCGTTTTCTTTCATTTCGGCAAGTCCTTTTGGGTCGTTCTTTGACCAATCATTGAAAGTCCAATTTTCGCGACCTGCAACGGCTTGTGGTGCATTGCCCTTGTTGTCAAATATCGGTGTGTATGCAGGTTTTAATTTACCGATAAGGTCTTTAAGTTCTGCATTTGACTTGTTGCTCAACAAGTAAATATCTTTTGTTGCAACATCAATTTTGCCCTCTTTAACGGCATTCTCGATAAGTTCTGCTTTCACGGCTTGCTCGGCTGCATCGTTTGCTTCTTTCAATGCGTTTAATTCGGCAGTTGCAGTTTCGATGCTTGCTTCTAATTCGGCAATTTTAGCATCTTTTGCGTTAACCGCTTCGATGATAGCTTCCTCGCTCGCTTCGTTAGATAGCTTTAATAAATCAGTCAATTTATTCATTTTGATTTGTGTTTTGGTTATTACTTTATTATACACCGCATACAATTCACGCACACTTGCGTTCATTGCTGGCTTTACTTTTTTTGTTTCAATTACTTCATCAACTATGCCTAACATTTTGCACTCATCGGCAGTCATCCACGTTTCTTTGTTCATCAAGTCCTTGCACTTATCAAGTGTCATGTTGGTATTGCGCTCAAATAGTTTTGCTAATGAGTTGGTGATTAAATTCAACACTTCTTCATTGTCACCTCCGTTAGCGTTGTGCATCATAAACGTACCGTAATCGGCCATGTACTTCTTTTGCCCACAAATGGCAATCACACCCGCCATTGAATAAGCCATGCCATCGATGTACGTGTTGCATGGTATTTCGCTATTGAGTATTGCTGAAACGATTGATAACCCCTCTTGTACTGAACCGCCTATGGAGTTGATGCGGATATTGATAGCAGTTATTTCTTCTTTGTAAAATTCATTCAACATTTGAATGTCCTCTGCTACCCATGCACCGTTAACGCCCATACCCATGCCATCAATATCACCGATGTGCTTGTATAGCAGTATCGTTGCCGTGCCGTTGGATATGTTGGTTATTTTAGTATTCATGCCACAAAATTGGTTACATATTTGCCGATAAGTCCAAATAAGTTACTAAATTTAACCCGTTTAGTAACTAATATTTCGTAATGGCCAATCCAAAAAACGATGTAACCGCAAAAAAACAAGCTGCCAAAGCCCGTGTTACTGCTCACTTGACGGGCGAACTCAAAAAGAAATTCTTTGATGAGGTCGAACGTACCGGCACAAAAGAAAGCTACTTGCTCAAAGAAATATTGCACGAGCATTACAATAAGCATAGGTTTTAAGCTAATTCAAAGATTATCTGCCCTTTGATGTCAAGCGCATTTGTATAAGTGCCGAACGTGCTACCGATGCGTGTAAATTTTATTGTTGAGGTACTACCAACGGCTTCAACTAATACCCATTCAGTCACACCCGTAGCATTGAAATAAGCCAATGTAAATGAACTTTGTTTTATCACACCGCCCATTGTTGCAATACTTAATGTCAATGTGTTGTTTGAGCCGCCTGTTGATGTGTTGTTGATGTCGATAATTGCCGTTACTTTTTTGCCCTCTGTTAATTGATTGTACGATACTGAACCCGTGCCAAGTGTCCATGCGTTCAAATCACCCGATAATGTTGCTGACCTATCATCAAAACTATTTCTAAAATATAAGTCCGAATAGTTAAGCGTACCGCTACCACTTGCAGCACTTGACCAAACTATTTTACGTATCTCATGCACGTTGTTTGATGTTGAGTCGCTGAACTCTACGGGGTCGGCATCGGTTGCGGTTAAGTAGGTTGTTACAATGTTGCCCACTAATACTTGACCAACGTTCACAACAACGGTTTGAGCATCACAACGGAAGACCTCTGCATAGGTGTCTAACATCAATGCACCTGCGCTGATTGTGTATGTACTACCCGAACCGCTATTGATTAAGCCGTGCAATGCCATTGGTTGTGTGCCTACTCTATCCCCTGCCCAATATGCCTTGTTTACATCTTCTATTGTTTCAATGTATGCTGCTTGCAAATGGTCTAAACTGCCCTTTTTTAACGGCATCGCACTCGATACCGTGATGTCTGTTGTTTTTATTTTTTTCATTGTATGTTAGTATGTAATTACTTGATAATTGATGCCTGCGTATGTGTACAAGTCGGCTATTTGCCTAATTATTTTTTCATTGTTTGGACTTATGTTTGGTGCTATATCAGTTGCAGGCGGAACTGTTAAATCATTCGCCACGGCAATAGGCACGTAAATGTCAAATTCACTGCCCGTGTTGGTGATGTTTTGCGCATGAATGAACCTATCCGCTTGACCGTTGCTAAATACAACTTGACTGCTATCAACATCATCAAGTCCAACATAAAACACGTTGCTGCCCGATGCGAAATTGTCAATATAAATATCACTCGCCCCT